CCCTCGGCAAACTTGCCTACACGAAGATAGGCTACGACAACCTCAAGGAGCTGGAGGTGGTATCCATGAGTGAACATGGGCGCAGGGTGCTTGCAAATATATGGCAGCTCCCCTCCTGGCTGCTCAATGACCCCAACGGTGCCGCCTACAACAATATGCTTGAGGCTACAAAGGCCATCTACACCAACAGGGTGATACCCGACGTGGAGCAGTTCTGTGCAGGATTCAGCGATATCCTTCAGGCTTACGGCGGGCTGAAACTAAAACCGGACTTCTCGGGCATTGAGGCGCTTCAGGATGACAAGGTGAATAAGGTGAAGTGGATCTCGCAGATGTTCAATGACGGGGCCATCACCGGCGACCAATACCTTGAGTTGCTTGGCATGGAAGCAACGGGATTGCCGGAGATGCAGCAGAGATATACGATGATAAATCGGGTGCCGCTGGGCTACGAGGACAACCTTGACACATCAAACGGGGATAAGTTTTATAAGGATCACGGATTAGAAGGTAAGATGTAATGACCGACAGGCAGAAACTTTGGATAAGGAGTGACCGGGAGAGGTCGGGATACCGCAGGAGTATGCGGCCCGTCTTTCTGTCTGCCTTAAACAAGCAGGTGGCACCCCTATTCGAGTTGATTGGCGAGGCCACGTCCATTGATAATATCACCCTGCCGGTGTCGCTTGACAACTCCCCTATCGAGGACGCTTACAAGAAGCTGTACCTGACCGTCACCCCCGCCTTTGCCATAAGCAAGCGCAATAAGTACAAAAAGAGTTACCTGAAGGGTGAGGCCGAGGTATTCAACGACCTCATACATGACAAGGTGATGGCCTACCTGAGGGTTCACGCCGGCGAGACAGTTACTGCAACGGGTGATACAACCATTGAGGTGATACGTGGCATACTCAAAAGGATTACACCTGAGATTGCCGAGGCGGGGATGAGCGCGGGATCAGCGGTGACTCGTCTGCGTGATATGCTTCAGAGTGAGTGGCACCAGGCTGCCAGGTTCCGTGTTGAGCGTATCGTCCGCACCGAAGTCAACCGGGCGTCAAACTTCGGCGCACTCGAGGGGATGCAGTCGCTGGGCATTCCAATGAAGAAAGTATGGCTGTCAGCCTTCACCGAAAAATCCCGCCCTGAACACATGGACGCCGACGGACAGGAGGTAGGGTTAAACGAACCCTTTGAGGTGGGCGGCGAATTTCTGCAATACCCCGGCGACCCGAAGGGGAGTGCCGGTAACACGATTAATTGTTTGTGCAGTATTTATGAAAAGCTGGCATGACGGAAAAAGTTAAGATATGCCGTAAGTGTGGGGAGGCTAAGCCACTATCTGAGTATTATAAAGATACCAGAAAGAGGGATGGCTGTTATTATATATGTATAGACTGCGCGAAACAGTGGAGGGCGAATAATGCAGAAGCTGAAAGACTAAGGAAGCAAAAGTATTATCAGGCTCATTTAGATAAGTGCCGGGCGGACATGCGTGCCAATTATGTTAAAAACAGAGAGAGACGCAAGGCGCAATCCCAAGAATATCGGGAGATCAATAGAGACAAATACCGCGAATACTTTAAGGAGTTAAATAAATCACCGGAACGCCGGGAATACAATAATTCATGGAGGCGCAATAGGTATAAAACTGATCCCTTATTTAAGTTGAATGATAAGATGGCGGGGTACTTAAATAGGATGCTTAAAGGAGGGAAGGGGAGACGCACATGGGAGGACCTTGTAGGATATACATGTGAAGATTTGAAGAGGCATATTGAGTCTCTGTTTACGGAAGGAATGACGTGGGAGAAATATTTAAACGGGGAAATTCATATTGATCACATCATTCCAAAATCCCTTTTTAATATTACGGACACTAAGTCTAAAGGGTTCAAAAAATGTTGGGCGTTAGAGAATCTTAGGCCTTTGTGGGCGCGCGAGAATCTACAAAAAAGTAACAAGCTATTTGCAGCATAATGGAAAGAATACTTACCAAATCGGCAGAGATGCAGGTGAAAGACCTTGACACCACGAAAGGTATTGTCACGGTATACATCAACGCCTTTAACGTCGAGGACAACGACAGCGATATATCCCTGCCCGGCTCGTTCAAGCGCACCTTTAAGAACAACGGTGCGACGATACAGCACTGGCTGAACCACAACAGGGATATGCTCATTGGCGTACCCATAAAGCTCTATGAGGATGAGGTGGGTGCTATTGCCGTGTCACAGCTTAACATGAACAAGCAGATCAGTAAGGATGTGTTTGAGGATTACAAGCTTTTTGCCGAGCATGGCAAGACCCTGCAGCATTCCGTAAGGGTACAGCCTATTAAGTTCGAAGAGGACCGTACAAGTGGCCGCTACGTCCGCAAGGTATCGGAGTGGAAAATGATTATGGAGTACAGCACCGTGTACGGCTGGGGCAGCAACCAGCAGACCCCGCTTATTGACATCAAGAGTTTTGATGAGCTTGAGCTGATGATGAGAGAGGGGAACTACTCTGACGAAAAAGCCAAAGAGATTGAAAGGCTCTATAACAAATTAAAAAGTCTACTCAAATCTGATGACTCGCAGGCCACTCCACCGGACCCGGCAGCACTCGCGGAGAGAGAGAACGAGAGAATAATAACATTTTATAAATCACTAAACATCTGACAAATGGCAGAAGAAAAGACCGTTGAGATTCTTGCAAAAGAAATCAACACCTCCATTGAAGGGCTAAAGAAGTCCATCAATGAAAAGGCCGACCTGTCAAAGCTCGAAGAGAAGTTCGCGGACGTATCCGGGAAGCTCGACAAGCTCATTGACAAGGACGGCAAGCTCGTAAAAGGCGAATACGTCGAGGCACAGCAGAAGCAGCTCGACGAGATATCCACACAGCTCAAGCAGCTTGGCGAATACCAGTCAAGCAAGGCAGAACCTATCAGCGCACAGGTGCTGAAGGCTATGAAGGCTGACGCTTTCAAAAATGGCATCAAGAGTACCGCAGCTATCCGCAGCGGTGCCGCCAACTTTGAAATCAAGGCAGCAAACATCGATACCGCAGACATCAACTCCGGGGCGATTGAGACACAGACCGACGTCGGCGTATCCGCCGCACCGTGGCGCAACACCCCCATCTGGGACAACATCTCAAAGGGAGTTGTAGGACAGGGACGCGACAGCATCTCATGGTGGGAAGAAACAACCCGCACCGGCAGCGCTGAGATGGTGGCCGAGGAGGGTAAGCCCGCCGCAGGAAGTGCAAAGACATGGACCAAGCAGTCAATGGACATCAAGAGGGTGGCCGACTTTACGAAAGTGAGCCGTGAAGCCCTTGAGGACTTTGAGTACATCAACAGCGAGATCCAGGATCTGATCGGAAACGGCATCCCGAGACTGCGCGAGACTCAGCTTCTCAGCGGTACCGGTCTGACCGTGTATCTGAAGGGTCTGACCCAGTACGCAAAGACCTTTGCCAAGCCTGCAAACTTTGACTATGTGCCTTCGGCTAATGACGGCGACGTCCTTGCCGCAGCCATCCTGCAGTGCATGAACGGCAACACCAGCGACACGGCGAAGAAGGGTTACCTACCGAATGTTGTCATGCTCAACCCCGGTTCAGCAGTCAACATGAGGCTCCTGAAGAACAGCCTGAATGCTTACATGGCCCACCCGCTCCTTTCACCGGACGGCACCAGGTTCAACGGCATTCAGATTGTTGAGAACCTTGACATGACCGCAGGGACCTTCCTTGTGGGCGACTTCTCGCGGGCAAAAGCCTACATCAAGAGGAATATGCAGATCAGCTTCCACTACGAGAATGAGGACGACGTTCTCAATGACCTCGTTCTGGTCATGGCTACCATGCGTATCGCCGGTCTGAAGATCAGCGACGCTGATGCTTACGGGTTCGTTTACGGGACCTTCTCAGCTGCAAAGGCTCTTATCAACCAGGTTTAAAAAGGAGGTGTGAAATGAAAAGATTATTCGCTCTTTTTGCCGGACTCGTGTTTGTGCTTGCGCTTGGCGCACAGGATCATACCTTCGTCAATGGAGGTACTCTTGGCGTTACCAACGCCACCGCATCTGCAAAGGTGGCAGCTTACAACTATGTGTATAAGATTGACGTTCCGGCGCCGGTCCTGTACACCTACCAGCTGCATCTTGACGACAACACCGGCAGTAACACCGCATCTGTGGTGCTTGCCGGTTCGCTCGACAATGTGAATTACAAGACTATATCCACCATTGCTTACACGGGGGCCGGAACTGACACCACCATTATCGGTAACATCACCGCCAACCCTGTAACATACAAGTATCTGCGGTTCACAATCACACCGACTGATACAATATGGGTTAAGTCTATCCATCTGAGCGTACTACCGACAGTGAAGTAAACCAGGGATGGGGAGGGTCACTCCTCCCCTCCTTTTAAAAACTGAGATATGGAAAAACTTATTGATGTTCAACTGAAAAACGGCAAGACGATAAAGTCACTGCCGAGGGAGATTGAAGGATTGCGGCAGGCGGGTTTGCTTGCTGAAGAAAAAGAGGCACAGGAACAGGAGCCGCAGGAAGCTATAATTGAAAACACTGAAACACCGGAAGATCAGCAATTAAGCGACGAAGTAATCGAGGATGCTGGAATGACCTCTGATAAAGAGCACGGGCCCGAGCCGGATGTGATTACCAAGGATAATCCCGTATCACCTGCGCAGGACGAGCCTGTAAAGAAGGTGCCGGTAAACATCTCAAGGAACAGCATCAAGGGCGGCAGGCCCAAAAAGGCATAAGACAATGGATACCCGCATAGAGACTGACATAACAACCGAACCCGTACTGTATGCAGATGTGGCTCAGTTTATCAAGTTCTCTGACCCTACCAACACGGCGGAGGTAACCCTTATTGAGAACATGATAAAAGCCTGCCGTCAGCTCTTTGAGAGAAGATGCGGGCTGTCCTTTAAGGAGAGGACTTATGAAACCCTCTTCAAGCCATTTGACAGGCCGTATATAATCCCCATAACGCCGGTCATCTCGGTGGATAAGGTCGAGACTGTTGACTACACCGGGACAAAAACTGAACTGACACTTAACTCCGGCTACTACAAGAGAGGACTTTACCAGGTAGAGATACAGACGTCAGAGATGACGGGACTGTCAAGTCCGTGGACGTCGGGCGCCGGCAGCTATGACCTGCTTGTGACATACAAAGCCGGCTACGGTCATACCGATACTGAGACGCTGCCCGAAGCCTTAAAAGAGGCCATGCGCCGGCAGGTGATGCAGTGGTATGACAACAGGGATGACTTTTACGAGCTGAAGCTACTGGGGTCTATTGAATCCATTTTAAGGAGCTACATGGCATTTATCATATGAGCAGGCCAACGACATACAGGGATCAAATAACCGTCACCAAGCCAACGACTGTGTCAAACGAGATAGGCGGCTGGTATAACGACTACGCTACGCCGGCATGGACTTTTACCGAATGGGCGAGGGTTACGCCTGTACGCTCGTTTAAGCGCCTGCAGTATGCCCAAATAGGTCACACGGTGAGTTATGAGCTTGAGATGAGGCCGAGGCTGACCAATGCTGACATCGACTGCCGTGTGGCTTATGACGGCGCAAACTTTCAAATAGTGTCCCTTGAGGTTGATCGCGACAAGGTAAGACTTGACATTGCACGCATAGAGAATGAGTAACGAGGTAGTAACCATACGGATCGAGTCGGAGATGTTCCGCAGACAGATGGCCGCTTTTGCAAAGAAGAAGGACAAAGAGTTTCGCAGGATCGTCATGGACGCCGTATTGTATCTCAAGCAGCGTGCCAAAGAACGGGTCCGCGACTTTACCAAAGGTTCAAAGGTGAGAAGCGGTTTTCTTATCAATAATATTCACAGCGTTATAACCAATAACGGCTTGGCCGGTGAGGTCATCTCCCGCGCTGAATACTCCCGTGCATTCGAGGAAGGGACAGCCCCTCATGTTGTCGAGATAAAAAATAAGAGGGTGCTTGCCGGTCCCCTTCGTGGCGCACCTGCCGGTTGGGTTGTGTCAGCAAAAAGCAAGTCAATGGGATATGCTACTTATGGCAAGAGGATATTTCACCCCGGCACCAAGCCTCACCCCTTCATGTTCCCCTCGTTCAAGGAGGCCATGACAAGGCTTGAGAATAACATCAAACAGGTATTCTGATGAGATACAAGGACCCGTCATTACAAGTGCTGAAGGCCGCAACCGAGCTGCTGGATGACGCCGTTGTCTATGCCGGGCAGGTCATCTATTGCGGGACAAGGATACCTCGCAACAAAAAGAACTACGTTCAGATTTACATCGAGGCAATACAGAATAAGAACACCGGCGATTCGACCATCTACGATGTGACCCTTGCCTTTCAGGTTGTGTCAATACAGG